TGATTTATTAAAACCATATCCCGAAAAATATTCAAACGTATCCCACAGGTCCTCGGCTTTAAATTTATTTACTCCCTTATCTACACACCCATCAATAAACTTCTTGTGCAGTTTTTCTTTTGTCTTCGCGCCTTTGCCGGTGCCCTTTTTTGTAAGCACCTTGCGCAAAAGATTTCCTTCATCAAGAGATAAATTTTTCCCAAGTCGATGAGCTAGAAGGGCTATTTGTTCTTGAAAAATCAAAAAACCATAACTCTCCTCGGTAACATCTTTCACCACATCGTTGAGATAATAAACATCCTCGGGATTACTTTTAGCGGCCACATACTGTTCATGCACATTAGCCGCAAGCGGCCCGGGCCTAAAAATAGAAGTAATGGCAGATATATCAATTAAACTTTCTGGTTGGGCGCGCTTACAAAACTGTTGCGCAGNCTCCTCGGTAAATTGAAAGATCCCAGCCCAGCTGCCCTTATGAAAAATATTTTGATAAACTTCCTGATTATCAAAATCTATTACATCTGGATGCAGATTGTCATTATAAAAATCTTTCACCTGTTGAAAAGTTGGCTTCTCTATTTCTTTATGTCTCCGAAGAATATGGCGAATGGCGCCATCAATCATACGCAAAGTTGAAAGCCCCAACAAATCAAATTTAATGAACCCAAGTGGTTCCAGGTGGCGTACATTCTGCCCCTCGGCCCATGGCGCCTGTCGAACGCCACCTGAATTGATCAAGGGCATGTGCTTATCTAGTTCGTCTGCAATGAGAACTCCGCCCGCATGGCGCGAGCAAGACCTTACCTGCCCAACCAAAGCCTCGGCATGCGTTTTAATATCTGGATATTTTATCAAAAATCCGCGCAGCGATGGACTTAATTCCATAACTTCTTCCCATGTTGGAGAATAAACACCAGCTTTGATACCATGCCGACGCTTCGCTTCGGGCGTGGCCTCTTTAATCATCACACTAGTAACTTTATTGACCTCTGGAAATGGAATTCCATAAAACTTTGAAATATCTTTAATCAAAGAGCGCAGTTGCAGAGTGTTCCAATTAGATATTGGAACAACTGTGTTTTTCCCCCACTCTTTGGCGAGCATTTCTTTTAATTCCATTGGCTCCGCGACATCATAATCAATGTCTGGATAGTCAGTGGCGTCCCTGCGAAGAAATCTCTCAAAAAGAAGGCCATGCTTTATAGGGTCAATTTGAGTTATTCCTAGAACGTAGGCCGCCAAGGACCCGGCCGCAGAGCCGCGGCCCGGGCCAGTCAACTGTACTGCATTTGCCTTATCAACGATAGCCTTCATAGTTAGAAAGTATTTACTAAAGCCGCGATCGTCGATAACCTTAATCTCTAACTTTAAACGATCAGTATATTCTTGATTGATGTGTAAATTGCGTGAACGTAGCCCATCGATTGCCAGCTGTGTGAGAACGCCAGTGGCTGTTGCTCCTTCGGGTACCACAAAATCTGGAAGCTTCACTGTGACGTTTGGTTCAAAGTCCTCAATCAATTCATGCGCAATATAATGAGTCTTTACAATGGTGTCAAAAATAAGATCGTCATCATAAGAATTGCCGGTTTCCTCTGAATATTTCTTATAGCTCTCCCACATTTGATCGCCATTTTTGGGATAGATTTCGTATCCTATGTCTTCTACATCAATGGGCAGCTCAGCGTCCATGTATTCGGGGAGGCCGCCTTTTCCAAGCCAGCCCAGTCGAGTATATAGTTCGCGATCTTTCCACGCATCGGGATTGGGGTAGTGGCTATCTGCTGTGGATATAAGAGGAATCCCAAATTCCTCGTGCATTTGAACAATGTATTGATTTAGCTCGTGTTGTTCCGGAATCTTATTCCACTGCAATTCGCCATGCCAGCGGTCGCCAAAGATTTCAACCATCCGGCGTGTAGTGTCTCTCATCGCTTCAAGCACGGCTGCCGGGCCGCTGTCTCGATTCTCCCAATAGTTTCCAGCGTATACGCCGCCGAGGCATGCCGATGCGGCAATCACCCCTTCGCCATACTTTTTGAGCATAGCAAAATCAACGCGAGGATAACGATAAAAATTTTCTTCTCGGTAGCTCTCCGAGATCAGTTTAAAAATATTATTTAAGCCGGCCTGGTTTTGTGCCAACAAAATAATATGGCGGCGCCTCTTGAGGACGTCCTGTGCCTTTTTACTTTCGCCTTCATCTTCCACCGGCGCGCCTGAAGTTTCCTCTTTCGCGAGCTTCTTGGCGAGCTTTGCGTCTTCTTTTGCTTTTGCATATTCCTCTCTCCACTCTTCCAAGCTTGGCAAGAAGTAAGCTTCTACTCCAAAAATAGCTTTAAAATCTTTTCCATCAGCTTGCATCTTTTTCCAGTGAAGAAGCTGGTAGCCAAATCCATTCATGTTTCCATGGTCCGTGAGCGCTAACGCACTGCTACCATTCTGATATGCAAAATTCATATGTTCCGGCGGATATCCAATTGCATCAAAAATCGATCCAGCTACGCTGTGTGCATGCAGGCCAACGAACGGAATTTCCGAAGTGCGCCTTTTATCTCTCACGTCTGTCATTCTTTTTCCCCTAATTTGTTTAAACTGCCACCGGAGAAGACTAACTTTGAAGGTCGTTCTATCTGTCTACGATGATCAGATGTTAATAGTTTACAATATCCATCCCAAGTTGTCAAGTCATAAAACCATTCTAATTCTTCTAAAGTTGCATTTTCTGTAGAAGCCCCACCGAAAACATTTTTCAATTTATAATTTCGAGACACGTTTCTTTCTTCTTTTGGCAGCAGTCGGGAAGGCATCTTTTCTCCTGCCTGTGGGGGATAATAAGTTTTAGAATTTGACTTTATAATATTGCGCGCGCGTCGCCATTCAGAAGCATCAAAAGTAAATCCGAGAGGCAAACCGTCGCGAACGGTATCTCCATTAAACGAAAAATAAAATGCTTTTTCTTTTCTTATTCGCGATCGCGACATCTGAACGCGGTGAGGATCATAAATACCAAAAGGGAAGCTTACGTAATAACGATCTGGAATCATCCAGCGCGACAACCTCCGGCATAGCCAATATGCTACGTTCGCTCCGTGCAGTATGGACCACGCGTAACAATCAATTTTATCCCGGTGTTTGGGATGGATTGGCACATAATAAATTGGAATGCTTAAATATTTTTCCGATGAAAATCTAATAAAACTTCCGCGCTGCAGACTGTTTATATCATGAACGTGATCGCCAAGTCGGTATTTAATAAGGGGAGAAACGTCGTCGTTGCAAACAATCCATATGGTTTCACACCCAAGATGAGCGCACTCCAAAACGGCTGCTTCAACTGCGTTAAAATTAGGAGCAACGGGTATAAAGCAGTCAGGCCACTCAAAACCAAACTCTGCTTCTGATCCCGCTACCGGGACAATCCCAGCTAAGTGATAAGAATTAGAATTTTGTTGAACTTCTTGCATCATTATACATGGACATTACAACAATAAACATGTTCTGGTATATCTTCACTTAGAATATATTTCTTTTTGTGTTTGTAAATGTCTCGATCGGCGTGTTGAAGCACAACATTTAAATAACGTACTTTTTCATTAATGCTCCGCGGAGGGCCTTTAAGCCCATTTTTTTTAATCATAGAGAGGGCCCCCAGGCGCGCCGCCGTCTGAGAATTTTCAAACAAGTTTATTTTGGCGGCCAGAATGTATGATTTTGTGTAGCAATCTTTAATATCACCAGAATTACCGTCCCGGCGGGAGGAAGGATAAAAAACCAATTCGTTAATAAACTTTTGAGGACTTAAAATTTTGCAAGATGCTTGTTTGGCCCCTCGTTTAATATCAAACCAGTCATAGACTAAATATTCGGTTACCTCTTCGCGGAGCGGTAGCCCACTTACGCATTCTAAATCAAATATATATAATTCGTTAAACGAAATTTGAATCTTCTTATAGAATTCTGTAAATACACTGGCTATCTTCTCTTCTATTTTAATAGTTTCTATCTTTGAAGGGATTGGTGTAAGACACGCAAATCCCAATTCAAACGATAGCGCGTTCCAACTACGCAAGTCCTCCATTCTATCGAGCGCATGGGGCTTCAATGTCCCGTTGACCAGGAGCATCGCATTATTTATTTTGGCATATTGAAGGGCCGAAAGGCTATAGCCAATTACAAGCTTATCTGTTTTAAGGATTGGTGTTTGAAACATTTTTGTCGAGGCTCTCATCAAAATACCCAATAACATGATTTTCTGAAATTATGTAATAGGTTTCTTCTGCATGATCAAATATACGTATCATGTGGGCCTCTACAACTATATGATATCCCTCTTCCCACTCTTTTTCACACTTATTTCCACACCAGCCGGACGCGACGCGAACAATCTCATAAGGTTGTTCGGCGGGTCGATAATCAGAAGGTAATAATATTGTATCTTGGTCTTTTTCGTCTTCTAAAAACTCTATTACTATATTTCTTCCAAGCGGTTTAAAAATCATTTTTCCTCCAAATCTTTAATTGCTACTTTTATTGCTTCTTCTGCCAACACCGAACAATGGATTTTAACGGGTGGCAACGAAAGCTCTTCTACGATATCGGTATTTTTTATTTTCATGGCCGCGTCAAGGGTCTTCCCCCTCAACCACCCAGTGGCCAGTGATGCCGCGGCAATTGCCGAGCCACACCCAAAGGCTTTAAATTTTGCATCTGCAATACATCCGCTGCTGTCAACTTGAATTTGCAATTTCATCACATCTCCACATTCTGGTGCGCCCACTATGCCCGTCCCAACGCGCGGATCTTTCTTGTCCATAGAACCCATATTGCGCGGGTTTTCAAAATGATCTAAAACTTTTTTTGAATATGCCATAAATTTTATCCTTCTCGTATATAATTATCCACACTTTGCAAAACCGCAATTCTTGCAAGTCACACAGCCCTCAATATAAACCAAGCCCTCGGTCATGCACTGTTCACATGTCCTCTCGGTTGCTTTCTGTCCATCGGGAATATAACCCTTCAAGACTCTCGCGACACATTTAGCAAAACTGAACATGTCGCTGTCCCGGTCCTTTTGAAGTTGCTCCACAACGTACTGAATGTTTGCCCCATGCCGTAGCCCAAGCGAAATCATCCTCGTGAAGGCGCTATGGTTTGGATTGTCAAAAACTCTTACCAAGTCCTTTACTGTTACCAAATCGCCATTTGTTCCGATTTGCAAATCGTAAACTGAATTCATCGTCTTCCGCGGATGTTTGATCAGGACCCCTTGCGGTTTGCTTCTTGGAATTTCAATAAGGTTAGAAAGGCCACCCATAACCTCATAGGGTTTACCTTCTAATAGTCCAACCATGATAACCCATTTTTCACCCTGGATGGTGGCATGGTGGATATTACATTCTAGTTTGAGAGGACGTTTAGGCGCCTTGTGGTGAAGGAATTTGCCCTTTTTCTTGCCCACCAGCACGCCAGAGCGTGAGCCATCGACATAAACCGTTATCCCCTTAAGACCCAGCTTCCAGCCCATCATATATATTTCCCCCACCACACTCGGGTCGGTACCCTTGGGGAGATTAATCGTAGAACTAATAGAATGATCAATGTTGTGTTGTATTGCTGCTTGAACCTTAACACGTTTAGTCCAGTCAATATCGCCTGATTCTACAAAGAAATCGGGGGGGGTGTCAATATTAAACATTTCTAAACACTCACGAACATTGTGATGAAATACTTTATATTCCAGCCACCCGTCTCCCAAATCATCAACGAGATCCGGTTCTATGTTTTTCTCGTTGTGCGATAGTTTGCGACGTCGCACATAACTATTTCTGTATACCGGTTCAAGGCCGGAAGAGGTCTGGGACATAATAGAAACAGACCCAGTCGGAGCATTAGTAAGAATAGAAATATTACGACGTCCAAAAGTCTCAATTTTTTCAGACAGAATTTTTGGGAGCCTTTTTATATATGAATTATTTTTCTCTTTTTGCCAGTCAAATACTGGGAATGCGCCGCGCTCTTGAGCCAGATAGACGCTCTCTAGATAGGCGGTATCTCGAATCGTTTCATAAATCTTTTCAATGATTTCAATGGCCTCGTCGGAATCATACGCCAGACCCAAGCGCGCAACAGAGTCAGCAAGACCATGCGTGCCTAGGCCAGTACGTCGACCATTCACACACACCTCGTACAGTTTGCTCCAGAGTTCTCGCTCGCTTTCTGTATCGCATGCCTCTTTAATGCGTTCTAATTTTTCTAGTTCTAATTCCACAAGGTCGTCAGACAGTCGCATTCCAACAGAGGCTATTTCTTTAAGTTTATTAAAATCAAACACAGCCTTCTCGCTGAACGGATTGCGCACCAAGTGTTTAAGATTCAGCGAGATAAGCCTACAACTATCATAAGCCGACAATGGTATCTCGCCACAGGGATTTGTTGTAAGTGTCTGAAATCCCTCATCTTTATAGCATTCTGCCGGAAGATTGTTAATGATATTGTCCCACATCAGAAGACCGGGCTCGGCTGTTGCTGTTGCTGATTCAACTATTTTATCCCACAGTTTTTTTGCATTGATTCTCTTGCTGATGGTGGGTGTTTCGCTATCGACTGGAAATTGTAAAGTAAAGGTTTCTTTATTTTCGACAGCCTTCATGAAAGAATCGTTTATTTTTACTGAAACGTTTGCACCGGTGACCTTTGATAGATCCTGCTTCATTGTAATAAACTTTTCGATATCGGGGTGCCGGATATCCATGGAAATCATCAATGCGCCGCGGCGGCCGTTCTGTCCTATCATCCTACAAATATAAGAATAGAAATCAGCGAAGGACCATGCCCCAGTGGTGGTACGTGCAGAGTTATTTACTAACGCGTCTTCGGGTCGGAGTTTTGATATGTCCAGACCGACACCACACCGGCGCTTAAATAGATTAGCGAGGTCTTTGCCGGCATCCACAATAGACGAAATACAATCTTGAGGATTATCAATAACAACACAATTGGATAAAGATACATTAACATAGTTATTTCCAATCCCCATCATAGGCGAGCCTTGTGGGACAATATATTTAAAATTTTTAAAGTATGAATGTATCTCATCTTCCGAAAGCGCATTCACCTCAAATTTTTCTTCAATACGTACAAATTCTTTTGCAAGCCTTCGATGCATATCATCTGGAGTTTTTTCTATAAAGTTTCCTTCTTTGTCTCGTAGGCAATACTTGGTCATGAAAACATTCATGGCCAGCTCATCACCATTAAAATATTCTAGCGTTGCCTCTTTTACCTCTTCAGTATTATACATCCCTCTGTTCCTTCGTGTTTATTAAAGTTAGGGGCGGCCTATTTTTTTTGAATTTTTGATACTTCTCCGCTAATTTTTGTTGTTGTGTCTTTGTGGTTAGTGCGGGTGCCTCGTCGCCGTGCGTCGGCTCTAAAACCTTGATGCACACATTTGAAGTGTCCATAAATAGTGGATACACTATTCCATCAGGCCCATTTCTATTTTTTGCTATGAATATCCTTCCCGTATTCCCCAATTTATCTTCAGGGGTGCGAGAAATAGAAAAAATAAAATCTGCCACGAAGCATTTATTAAAGGCCTCCGATATGGACTCCATGGTGACCACCTCCGCATTCAAACCTGAACGATTTGTCTGAGAGGCTGTCCATATGGGACATTTATGTTCCTGCGCGAGGCCTCGTAACTCCTCATAAATTGACTCCAACTCGTTTCTCTTTTCTCGTTGTATGGTCACTGGTTTTAAAAGGTCAGCATAATCAACAATAATCATGTCAACACGAATATCTTTCATTTTAAGCTTTTCCAGATGATTTTTTAAGGTCTGAGTTGAAGCAGATTTTGTTGGATATTCTTTAATAATTAAACCCCCTCCGATGTCCTGGATGTCTTCATAAATTTTTTCTTTAAACGAAGAAAGATTTGCCAATGGAATTTTTGTAATGCAGCTGTCATAGCGAGAGCCTATTACGGTGTCCTGTAGCTCTAACGTATAGTGAACAACATTTTTGCCCTCTTTCAACGCCTGACTCCCTAGATGTACCAGGGCCATCGACTTCCCAACTCCGGTTGGCGCCAACACAACACCTAATTCTTTCTGTCCCAGGCCTCCCTTAACGATGTCATCAATAATCTGCCAGCCAGTAGATAAGGGATTACGAAACCTGGGTTTAAATCTTTCTTCAAAATCTTTTTTCCAGTCATACCCCTCATTATTATCGGCTCCGAGCTTCAAAGAATCATTTATGACTCTTGCGATTTCATCAAAAGAAGAAGATTGCAATAATCCAATTGATTTAATCATGGCAGATTTGAGATTTTGTTTTCGACAAAAATCCAATGAAGTGTCTTTAATATATTCAGCGTTCTGTGGTTTCTCGCTCATGACACGAGCATAAAATTCTCGGACTTGTTGTTGTGTTAGCTGGTTGGAGTCGTCTATCCCAGAGCGCAAAATGGTTGCCATAATTTGGCGGCTTGGGTGCACCCCATATTTTTTTCTATATCCAAAGATTTGATCAAGAAAGAGGCGCAAATATCTTAATTCTAAAAAACTAATATCCAATACTTCTTCAATTTGATCAGCAAAAGGGCGATCATCTAAAATGACTATGCACAACTGCTCTTGAAAGGCTTTTCCGTATCGGGAAAAGTCAGCATTCTCTTTGATAAAATCCATTCTCACCTCTTCTATACTTTACTTGTTATGGAACGGTTTGTCAATCGAAATACGATTCATGATCGCATAAAGATCTGTCCAATTAAAAACACCAAACCCATCCTCATTCATCATTTTAATAAAAGTGGTCCGATTGTAGTCGTAAGCAAAATTCTGAAATCCATAATTAATCTTTTTCTGTACTTGAAGAGAAATGGTGGGATCGTATAATTGCATAAGCCGGTAGTTCAATCTAATTATCTCCTCGTTTGCTGTTATTACCTCGTAAAATTTCGGCCTTCTTTTGTCATCGGACCTAAACTCTCGACAATACTCAACAATCTCTTTTAAAGAAAAATTTTTATTTTCTACNAGAAAAGGAAGACGCTTTTTAATGGTTGGNAAACCNGCGCCGCCGACCCCCTTCAGGTTGTCAGATTTGTCACCAGCTATAGCACGTGCGGCCGCGAAATTCTTAGGGTGAATACCATATTCTTCCACCACGTTGTTGCGGTTGTGAACTTTCTTTTGGATAGGTCGGAAAAGAACTGTTTCTTCATCACAGAGTTGTAAAAAGTCTTTGTCACTAGAGACGATAATTTTCTGCCATCC